CTTTGCACATACAATTGATAAAAGAACTTGCTCATATTTAGTAAAGCCGGGAATGGCTGCAATAATTCTGCCAAATTCATCTTTTATAGGCATACAAGGGTAAGCCGGTGCATTCGTTTGATATTTCATATTTATACCATTTTAGATTTTAAAGTTAAAATTATTGTTATTCCATTACATTCATTTTCATATATATCGGTTATTAAATCTTTCATTAACCAACACTCACGAGGGGTAATATCTAAAACTGATAAAACCTCATTTTGAGCATTTGTAATACGAAGATGAATGAAGTTTTTAAAATCATTAGATTGTTCGGTCTTGCTCATTTTGGAAAGGTTTTTTTTCTTGAATTGAAATTGATAAAAATTTGTTGTTTGACTTACCAAATTTGACCCAACCGGCAACCTCATAAAATTTGCCGTCTAATTTTACCCAACCTTGATAATCGGGTTGTTTTTCATTTTTTTTGTTCGTTACGGCGTTCATTGAGCCATAACCATTCAGAAGGGATTGAAGATACTCGTTTTTCATTTTTTTTTTGTTTTTTGAAGTAAAGAATAAAAGATATAAAATAGGTTAATAAGTAAACTATTATTGTGAGCGGAATAGACACAACAAATAGATATACTATTGCAATAAATTTTATTAGTAATTTTTTCATTGGAATGAATTTTCCAACATTTTAATTTCTTGATTAAAATGCTCAATTGATGCATCAATTAGAATTCTAATTTCAAATGCTAAATCAAACGGAATATCGTTTTCATTAAGAGATAAGAATTTTCCACCTGAACCATAAAAAAAGATTGTAACTTGTTCGTATGGGGTAAGTGAGCGGAGCGCCTCTAAACGCTGAATTTTGGATTGCGCACTGGCAATTTGACCCAAAATTTTTTGGTCGGTGTTAAATGTCATAAGATAGGGTTTTTTGTTTTGTAGGCTAAAATTATATATAAATAATTGAAACCACCAAATAAATTTCAATATAGGGCAAAAAAAACCCCCAAAATAGACATTTCGGGGGTAATCTTCCTTACTTGTATTTAACCCTATCTATAACAAAAATAGTTCTTTTTCAGCCTCACGGCGTCTTGTTAGACCCGGTATTACTACCAATACTCCGGCTGAATTGCGCCCTTTATTCCATTTTAAGAACTCCGCCGCTACTTCGCTTTTAGGACTTCCGGCGTTCAATTTTCTTAATAAAGTAGATGTTTGTAACGCTCCTAAACCTAAATTATAGGCAAAAGAAGTTAAACTATCCAATTGATTTTGATTAATGGGTACTTTAACGAGCTTTTTAACGCCAGTGGCGAATTTTCCGGCATCTAACCTTAACCAACGGAGCGCCGTTTCTTTATCAATAATATCCCCTTCCTGAACTTTACGTTTTGCATCGTGGTTATATGTGGAACCAAACCCAATTGTCCAAATATTTCCGGTGTCCCGATAACTTTTTAGGCGCTCCCCTTCAAAATCTTTAATAAAGTTCAATCCCTTTGCAGAAACTCCCATAGCGGTTGCGGTTGTAAGTAATAAGACAATTGCCGCCACAATTATAATTTTTGTGGTGGTTGTCATTATTTTCTATTATTTAAATTAATATCACTATCCTTAGCGACTACTAAACCTAATCCGGTTAATACTGCGGTTACTCCGCCCGGTATATCGCCCTTAATAATCGTTGCTACACCGGTAATTAATGTGCCTAATCCAAATAGGCTTGTTTTCCAATTTTTAAACATAAAATTATTTTTTAGTTACCATAATAATTGGTCTGCATAATATCCGGCGCTGCCTTTTATATGCCTGTCCTTTTCGTGTCTAATTTTATATGCCTTACGGCGTTCATCTGCAATCTTTTTACCGCAATATTTCAAATAGTAGGGATAATCTAAATAATTCCTATCCCCAATACTTACTATAAAATTTCCATACACATCATAAACATCAATTTTTTTATTGATTTTTTCGCTTGGCAAAACAATTACATTTAATTTTTCTGCCTTCTTTTTTGTGTATAGTAAAATCTTATACATTTATTTTTTAGTAAAAAAATCTAATTTAGTTTCAATTCGTGCCAACCTATCTAATATTTCACTATTAGTATCGTTGTGCTTCAATAAATCTTTTTCAATTTTATCCAAACGGCTTTTAGTGGTAAAATAAAAACCACTGGCAACCGCTACGAATGTGAATACACTAATTATTAATTCCGTTTGCATCATCTTCTACTTTATCATCTTTAAGTATTGCTCGTGAAATTACATTGAAACTATTAGCGGCTAAAAAACTCGCATCCATATTTTCAAAAATTCCGCCTTTACTTGCAGCGTCTAATACTTGTTTAATTACGTTTAATGCTTGTTCGTTTGTCATAGATTTTTATTTTAAGGTTTAATTAAGCTAAGGTAAGATTTAATTGTGTTGCCGCCCATTCATACGCCCACTCGTTCACATCACTTTGCGTTCCCCATTGGTCATACGTTGGTTCGCCCATTGTTAAATTTCCATCTGCAAGTTTATTAGCGTCTGCATCTAATAACTGCCAATAAAAAGTTGCACTATTTAATAAGTTATCATTAATGATAATTAAATTTAAAAGGGTTGCGGTTTGTTGTTGTCCGTTTACCCATAATGTAAATGGTTGTATTTGTTTCATATTATTTTATTTTAAAAGAAATTACCTGAAAAAGTTACCCAACAATTTGCATTTAAAGGGTTTGATGTTCCATTTGTTGTAACATCTATTTTACAACCCGTTCCATCTGCTGACGCTGTAACGCTTGTTACTAAACTTGAACCGACTACATTAGAACTCAATAAACTTAAAACACCAACACCATTAGTAGAACAAGAAATTGAATAAGTATAAATATTTGAGCCCAAATTATATCCGGCATTCCACCCTACAAAAATATTAATAATTCCAAAAATTGCATTTTGTCCACTTAAATTTCCGGCGTTATTAAAAAATCTTAAAATAGTTGTTGTTGTTGAATGTGGCAAAGGTACATTTGCACTTCTTAAATATTGATTTCCGGATTGTAAATTTGCACCGGTAAATGTACCTAAACCATTTACATAAGCATCTCCATTAACTTGTAACTTTTGCCCATTGTCTGACGTTGTATTCAAAAGTAAATTTCCTGTGCTACCAACAATTCGCATATATTCAGCAAAAGTTGAAGCACCACTTCTTACTCCAAAAACTGTGTTTGAACTATAATTACCAGCACCAGTAACAGATTGCGCCCCAATAAAAGATATTTGGTCGGTACCAGCTGCATTTTGTACTTGAAAAGAAGCTAATGAATATAAACCATTTCCGTCAAAACCATTTCTAAATCTACTTACAAATGAATTTCCAAGAGTAGTAGAACTATCAATATTTTGTCCAAACATTGTTATTGTATTATCACTACTTAATACAACTAATTTTGCAGCTGTTGGTGTGCTTGTATTAATACCCACATTACCAGCATTAGATATTGTCATAAAAGTAGTACCACCACTACCAGCCCCATTACGTTGTTTTCCGAACATAAATTCAGGTGTGCCACCGCTACTATCACTATCAATATTAAAATACATTCCGTCATTACTATTGATTACTGCATTAGTAACGCCAGTTTGACCTAATAACAAACTATTTGATATTAGTGCAGTACCATTTACGATTAATTTTTGTCCTGAATCAACTTTTGTTCCTATTAGAAAATTCTTTGATGCCGATATTCTTGCAGCTTCTTGCGTGTTACTTAAACCGGCATCATAAATACCAAATAATATTGGACTTGCAGTTGTATTACTATTAAAAATAGTCATATCTCCATCAGCACTACCCTGAATAAAGTTATTTGATGCGGTTGCAAGTCCTATTCCAATTCTTTTTGTTGCTCCCGTTTGTAAATTGTCTATTCGTAAACTTGGTGCGGTTGAACTTACAATTTGCAATTGTTGGTCGCCGGTATTATTTTCTATTACAACTTTTTTTGCAAATGTAGATTGTCCCGTTGCACGATTAATGCTAAATGGGGAATCAACAAACGTACCGGCATCATCGTAACGTCTTATAGCAAAATCACTTCCGGCATTTGTTCCACTTTCAGTGCCATCAACTCTAAAAGCCCATCTTGGTAAATTATTTGTAGCAAATGAAAATATACGGGCAATATTAGTATCTGCATCCATTCTTACTCGCGCAATACTGGAACCACCATCAAAAATTAAATTATTACCATTTAATGATATTGTACGTTCCCCCGATAAAGTTCCGTTACCATTATAAATATTAGTAGTTAAATAAGTGCTACTATCTAAACTTCCATCTCCTTTTAAAAACTCAGTTGATGTACCACCGGTAACAATATATTTACTTGCTGTTAATGAATTAGCAGTACCATCATAAGTTAAACCACTATCCCCAATAATTGTACTTGCACCATTCCAAAGTGCTATTTGTCCATTAGCTCCGGTACCGGTAATTGTGCCGGTTCCCGGACCACCGATTAAATCCCAACCCGTACCATTATCACGATAAAATGCAAATGTATCAGTAGATACAAATATTCTACCTAAAAATCCGGCGGCAGGTCTATTAGCTAACGTATCGGCAAAAAATGCCGGTGTTTGCCGTTGGTTTAATATTGATAAATCTATATTAGGCATCTTTTAGATAGTTTTTCTTTACTGAAACTAAATTATTTGAACCACCAGTGTTAATAAATGTTGCTAACAATCTTGTTGTTAAAAATTCTCCCACATTACCTTCTATTTGAAAACTTTGATTTTGTTGTAAAATAACTTGGTCAATTTGAACCGCATTAGTTCCATAATTAACAAATAAAATACTATTGCAATCGGTTGTGATATATCCGTTTGCATCATAAGTAATCATATTTATATCAACATTTATTCTACCGGCTTTTATTTCAAAATTGCTCATTTTTTTATTTTTAAAGGTGTAAGGAATGAATTAAATGGAATATGGAACGCCTACTTTTTTTCCGCTTATTGTAGTACCATAAAAAGATTGATAACTTTCAATATCTTTTGGTTTACTTACTTCTCTTATTTGTTCTAATATTGGCGTTGTAACATTTTCAGAACTATTTAATTGCATTACTACATCTTGAACCGAACTTGTTACATCAGGCACAAATTCCCCCTTATCCAATGGGTCTACAATTACCGAACCTTTGTACTTCTTTTTACCATTTTTATAAAAATAGTAAACCGCCGCACCACCTAATAACAATAATAACAATGATAAGCCTTTATTTTTCATTTTAACTTCTTTTTAAACCATTAACGTATGTAATCAATTGATTAACTTGTTCGGCGCTAAATCTATCCGCCGGATAACTTAACAAAGTTCCACCCAACAACCAATTCAATAAATCCTTTTTATATTTTTCATTAAATTTAAATGCTAAATAAGATACTTGCGTTTGCGTTTTAAGTGATTTAAAAACGCCTAAAACAGCATCAAAATCATCATAAAAGTATCCGGGTGCATTCCAAATTGTATCAATATATTTATTAACCGCATCATTTTTTATAATTAGTGCATTAGGTACACTACGCCAGTAATTAGGATTGAATGCAGAACCCGGCTTTGTAATTTCCTTATCTACATTTTTTTCCTCATCACTCCTACTTAATCCAAAACTTTCGGATAGTGGTTTTATTATTTTAGTATATGCTAAATATAAAACAACGCCACCGATAATTAAATTTTGGTTATCCTTTAAAAAATTACTTTGCGCCATTTTATAACATCATTAAAAGTGATTTTAACTTCATTGAGTTCATTTCATCTAATTTTCTTAAATGCTCAATGGTTACACCCTTATCCATTAAAGAATGTAAAATTTTCAACGCCTCATCAGTATCATCAATTCCTGCTATCCCGGTAGGCGCACCCGTTTTCGTAAACATATTACTAACCAATCCCATAATTCCGGCTACAATTGTTTCTTGTAGTTGCGGATTGCTTAACATAGCGTTCAATGGGGATTGCTCCACTTCTTCTTCTTCTTCCATTTCGCCAATACTTTCCAATGCGCTCAATCTTGATTGCATTAAAGCATTTTGCTCTACTAATTTTTCTAATAACATTTCAGTTCGTGGACTTCCAACATTACCCATTTGGTTCATAGGTAAAAATTGTTGCGGTCTATTTAACTGAAATGAAATAGAAGTAAGGATAGGCTCTTTTTTCCTACCCTTACTTACTTTTTCCTCGCTAATAACTTGTATTAGGTATGGATTATAGTTTTCTACATTGTTGCGGAGTTGTGTTAGTGCCATTTGCAATTCCTGACGCCCTATTTCTTTATCCCCCGAAAAATTATAACGCAAATATTGTGGACTTGGATTTACTCCGGCATACACTTTATAATCGTTACCTTCTGCGGTATCGTAAAAATTTAGTACTTCATCAATTGTAAATATTTCGGGTCTAAACGCTGCCATAACAAATAAGATTTTACATATAATAATAAACGCCAAATGAATAAGCCACACCGGTAGTTGCTAATGCAGTAGGTAAGCTAATATAAGATTTAGTCCAACTAATATCTTGGTCATTCATTTCCGGTAATTCAAACACATAAGCACCAGTACTTTTTACAATGTTAGATAGTGCAACCAATGGCAATTGATAAATCAATTGTAAATCTCCCTGATATAATGTCAAATAAGATTTACTTAAATCGGCATCAGTAACACCGGGTAAACCTGACAAAATACTAAACGGGGTTGCGTGAATATTGTAAACCTGAATAGCTTGTATGTGAGCATTCCTCAATTGAGGTTGGTCGGCAAAAAAGAACTTTGTAAGGGTGGAACCTGTTTGCACTGGCACTTCCAATCCTTGAAACCTTTTTATTCTCATACAATTTTTTTAAAAATAATAAAATAGGGTGGGGCAATTGCGCCCCCACCTGCGCCGCTTTTAGAGTTAGCTAAACTATATTTTACAAAACAATTACTTAACTGTTGTAACATTTTGTAGAAGCAACCCGCGTTGTTGTACGCAAATAAAACTATTTGCAGTAATTGTAGCAGGAGCGCCACCGGCAATCAATTGGAAATTGATGTTTGCAGCACCATTCATTACAATACCTGGTTCAACCGGGTAGAATGAATTTTGTGAAGCATCCCATTGGTCTACCGGGAAAATTGTTTGTGCGGTAATACCAACACCACCTTGCGTTTGTGGAACAAAATAGCTACGGAATACATCATACGCCGGTACTACTAAATCATTGTTAATTGACAATGATAAGTAACCATTGTATAAACTCCATAAATCATCATCACTTGTACCTGTAAATGCAGTACTATTTGGATAAGAATAAAGTTTAGCAGCAGTAGTTGTTGCACTACCAATACCAAAAGTTACGCTCCATTCAGTAGCTACGAAAATGTCTTGAAGATTAAGACGGCGTTCGTTTACTCTTACAGCTCCATTTTGGGTATCGTTTACTAATACCGGAATGTGATAATTTGCGCTTGCAGTAGATAATGCTACTTCACTTCTTAAATAAGATTGTGTAATTTTTGCGTGGTCTACACTATAACCTAATGAACGTACTAATGCTTTTGCATTTTCAAATGTCATACGTTGTCCTACTTGACTTGCCATTTTATTTATTTTTTTAATTTTTTAATTAAAGGTGTAAATGAATGAATTAACATTCCTCGTCTAAACCGGCAATACTTGGTGTCATATACGAAGTATCAACCAATCCTTCACGATTATACATAGCCGCAATCATTGGGGTTTTGTAATCGCTATCGGAAGCTACTGCACCAATACCATTTAGAACGCCAAATGATTGTACTAATTTAATACCACCAACGGCAATCATACCATTTGCAAGACCCTGACCGGCAGCGCCTTTAACAAAACGTGGAAGTACTAAACCAACTGCAACCGGGATAGCCGCTTTGATTTTTTCATTCGCTACTGGAACAAATTTAGTTACTAATTGAGCGGCAACGCCACCTGCAATTGTGTAGGCAACGTTCATAGCAGTTGAACCTACTGCGCCAATACCTGACATTTTACGTCTACGTCTTGGTGCGCTTTTTCTTTTGTACGATTTTCTACGCATTTTTTTGTTTTTTAATTATTGTTAGAAAAATTTTATTTATAAATCATAACCTAAATAATCAGCTAATTCTCTTGTTGTTTCTTCAAAAGAAAACCACGCTAATAAATTTTGATTTTGTGTGTCTTGTGCAAATGGGTCATCACTATCCCAATTTTTTCCAAATATATCTGCCGGGTTATTAGTTCCGTAATTATACATTACTTCTCTTAATAACTTCATTATTTCCGGCTTATATCTTTTAAACCACGCCTTCG